GTATCTACTATATTACTCTCTGGATGAGCCCAGTCAACTGTAAAAAGATACGCGCCAGCATACCACTTCTTGTCTTTTCCTATGAATTTCCCGGATTGACCGTCAAGGATGTCAAAAGAAGTAACGCTAGGATAGTAACTAAAGCAATTCCACAACTCCAGCTCATCAAGTCGCATCCTAGGAACTTCTTTGACATTATATCCTTTTTGGATAAATGCAGAGATGGGTAAACGGTAAAAGATTGCACCGTTTTCCATAATGGCATGGAACAAAACCGGACGACCCGTGATTGAAGCCAGCCCAAAAATGAGACAGTCTTCCACTTCTCCACGATGTTCTTTAAGATCATAGAGATACTCTCTCCGGATCTGTGCATAGATCGCCGGTGTGTTTACATTTAGATAGGCCATTTATCATAAAACTCCTAAGTTGCTAAAAAATAAATGGCAACAATCGCTACCGCTATAGCGATAGATATTTTTGGATTAGCTTTTGCTAATGTCCAAACTTGTTTCACTTTTTCCATAGTTTCCTCCTATTTGATACTACCCCAATTGGGGCCAGATTCATAGTCTACTTTGTTGGGAATTTCAAGGGTTACAGCATTCTGCATAATGTTTTTTATTTTAGTTGCTTCTTCTATACTATGCACAGAAATGTCTAATTCGTCATGAATTTGAATGTGGGGTATAATTTTTTCCTTATATAATTCGATCATAGCTTTTTTGGTCATATCGGCAGCAGAGCCCTGTATTAATTTATTTAAAGCTTTATAGGTGTATGCTCTTTTAATTCCTGGTCCGTGTTCCCTGAGTGCTTCTTCGTGTGGTAATGCTTTATGAATCCCGAACTGATTGGGTTCCCATAAATGAAACCGGCACAATCGACCAAGTAAAGTTCTTATTTTTCCACTATTCTGTGCACGCTGCATAACGGCGTACATCAGTTGTTTTACAAAAGGAACCTTGGTATGATATTGGCTAAAAATTTCTTCGGCTTTTTCTTTATTCACCCCTAGTTCTGCCTGCAATTTATTTTTTCCCATTCCATAAAATAATCCTAGATTAATGGTCTTTGCTTGAAATCTTGGAATATGGGCCATGTCAGCGACAATACTATGAAAGTCTGCGTCGCCATCCTTATAAGCATTTAAAACTTCCTCTACGCCGAGCAGATTTTGAAGCGAAGCATAATGCACTACCAACCTAGGCTCTTGCTGATTATAGTCAAAACAACCCCATGTATGGCCTTCCTCAGGGAGGAATAAAGACCTGATCCGTGGTCCAAGATCTTTGTTCCGTGCTGGAATTTGTTGAAGATTCGGGTTACTATAACTAAATCGTCCTGTTACCGTACCACCATTATCTCCGCGTAATTGATTAATCTCCGCATAGATACGTCCGTTGTGCGTGTGTTTAAGAATCGTATCAATAAAAGTGGTATGGGCTTTATTAATTTCTCTGGCTTTGGCAATTTTTTTAACAATAGGATCAGGATGGTTGAATAAAAAATTCTTAGTAAAACTAGGTGATTTAGTTTTAACGGTTCGATCGTAGGGAAGTTTAAGTTGATCAAAGACTTTAGCAATAGAACGAGCTGCCCAAATCTGAACGTCAACGTTCGTGCTTTGTTTCACTTCATGAAGTAATTGTTTCTCTTGTTCCAGTAATGTTTCCTTTTCGATCGCTGCCTGTTCTTGATTTACACGTACCCCGAGAAACCGCATTTCAACCAGACAAGGAAAAAGTTCCGTCTCCATTTTGAAAATAGATTCAATATCTTGATGCTCAATTTCTTTTTTTAATTCTTGCCAAAGAGCCAATGTTAATTCTGCATCACGCTGAGCATAAGCTCCAACGTACATGGCTGGCAGTTTATACATTTCTTGTTTTGGATCTACGCCCCATTCTTTTGCTGCATTATAAAGAGCTCCTTCATCTTTGCCTTGTCCTGTATAGCGACGGGCACAATGATTAAGATCATAACGTAATTGATTTTCATCAACTAAGGCTGAGGCAATCATCGTATCAACGACATCTCCCCCAATGGCAATATTACCCAGAGTTTTAATCCAGCAGATATCATACATGGCATTGTGGAAAATTTTAACGGCGTCCGTTTTTAGAACAGCCCTAAACCATTCCAGGACTTTTTTTCTGTCCATATTGCCTCCGCCGGCATGAGCAATCGGATAATAACCTGACCAGTCTTTAACAGCGACTGCAATGCCTGTAATGACACCGTCTCCTCTTACGGATCCTGATCCCATCTTTATAAGGTTGACGTCTTTAGTTTCTAGATCAATAGCAATTTCATCGTACTTGGATAAATTTGGAAAGGTTTCTGGAGGAATCCATTCGGTTTGTGGTGCAAAGAGGGGTGGTTGAATACTCATTTGGTTGTTAAGGTATATCCTGGAGGTAAGGGTTTAACGTTGGGTTTATCACCGTAATCTCTGTCAATAATCATATCAATATAATGTTTTGCTTTTTCTAGATCTTTAACTTCTCCTTTAGATGCATGTCTGCAAATATATTTAATAGCATTTCCTTCTGCAAAGAGCAATTTGTTCTCATTGATAAATTCACTCGGTTGGATTTTCATATCCTTATAATGAGTTCCGCCAATTTGTTTTTTATACACGCTCATAGTTGGTAACTTTTATATACATCCTTAGGTTCTACAATATGAAGATGTTCCTTGGTTCGTGTTGCCCCTACATAGAATAATCGATTAACATCATCGGGTCTTTTTTCATACTCCCCGTAAGTTCGTCTTGTTAAATCAGTGAGAAGAACAACGTTTTGGCATTCGCCTCCTTTGGCTCCATGGATGGTGGATAGGATAATTCGTGGAGCTTGATTCAATTTCTCTCCATTCTGTCTCATCTTTCTAATATAAGAAACGCGTCTAAAAGGTGCTTCATCTAAAGCTTCGTACCAAACTTTATTTGTATGCAGGCCATATTTTTCTTGGCATTCTTTTAAAGAATAAAAATTATCCTTATTCATAATCGCTAATTTTTCTTTTTCTAAATGGCGTGGACTCATATAAGTAAAGATTTGAGAAACAGTTTGATAATCTAGGATGCCACCTTTTCGCCATTTTTCCCATTGAGTAATTGATTCATAGAGATCCGATTCATATGCTTTTTTAAATTTATTTTTGTAGAAATATCCTTTTTGATAAAGTACTTCTTCTAGTTCGTCTAATAAAGACCGTGTTCTAGTGAGTACGAGCCACTCCCCTTGAGCCATATCAATATCTCTAAAGTTAGAATATATAGAAACTTTTCCTTGTTTCATCTTAGGTTTCCATAATTTAGGAATACGATTATGAACTTTACCAATAATTTTCATAGCAATTTCATGAATTTTGGCTGGGATTCTGTAAGACTGAGTTAAATTAATAAATTTTCCTTGGAGCGTGATAAAACTATCTATGTCAGCACCCGCCCATTTAAAAATAGCCTGATCATCATCACCTGCTATATAATTATCTTCGGTTTTGTTCCATATCGTCTTAACCATATCCCACTGCATTAAGGATAGATCTTGGGCTTCATCGATAAAAACAACATCAAAATGAGGGGAAGCGTTCGATTGAATGAAGTTTAGAATCATATCGTTGAAGTCAACCAGGTTATATTCTTTTTTATATCTCTCTAATTCATTGGCAATAATCTTAAGTTTGTTAAATTCAACATCCTGGGTGTGTTCTTTTAAATCATATTGTTTTTCAAAAGAGATGTTTCTAAGTTTAGCCAATTGAATAATTCTTAAGTAGTCACTCTTGGTTGAAAAAATTCCATTCATTTCCTGATCATTTTCTTCATAGTCCACTGGAAAACCCAGTTTGTTTCCTAAATCAGCGTAGTGTCTTTTTTGCATTACATTTTGTTTTTGAATACCGAGTCTTCGGAAAGCTAGAGAGTGTAAAGTTCTAAAGTAGGGGAGATCATCTTCCGTTAAATTAAATTTTTCCATCGCTCTATCTGTGGCTTCGTTAGCCGCTTTTTGAGTGAAAGCAAAATAGCCTATTCGATTGGGATCTGTTTTTTTAAGATATTTATCCACTAGATTGAGAAGTGTGGTTGTTTTTCCTGTGCCTGGAGGTCCGAGTACAATGGTTTTCATTTTATTTTCCTAAAAAAATTTCGCCAAATAGCTGATCTTATAATAGAAACAACGGTAAAAATTAAAGCAATCCCTATGCTGTCCCATATAGTTGGATAAAGTCCAAAGAAAGGAAAGATATAAAGTTGTATTAAAATAGCTAAAATAAACCCACTTCCTACATCTATAAAACTTTCTATAAAACATCTTTTAAACATTAAAAAGAATCCTTTGGTTTAAGTTCCTTAGCTTTATAGTCTTCGGGTGGTTTTTCGAATGAGTTTACGATGGTGACCGTTGGTCTATTTTTTCCTATTGTTATTCGATCCGTAGTGCAACCACATTCTTCCTTGAGCATTTGGCTTGTTTCTTGAAACTTAACGTCCCATCGTCTTCGTTGAAGGAAGCCGTAGTAAAAAGAATCAAATAAGAAATAATGTTTTCCCTCGTTCGTGTAGACACTTCCTTTTTTAATATCTTCTTTTTCTACGGTCGAAGATCCACGATTAGTACAAAATTCTTCAAGGTGATTTGTCAGTTGATCTTTTTTAGTAGTTCCTGTTGGAGGAGTAATAATTTCGCGTGTCTTAAGTAATTGATTCACAAGGATTTTCCAGTCTTTGAGTTTCATGCTTGGCGGGTATAATCCAATTCCTGCTATGCAGGCTTCTTCAAATAAGGACTGTTGTTTTAAATATTTAGCACTTGGAAGTTTAAGACGTTTACCATCCACGTTTAAATAATAATAAGGTTCTTCCAACTGAATTTCTTGAAGATCGTTTAAATCGGGAAACATAGCTTGACCTCCGATTCCATAAGTTCTTGTTTTACATAATTCTTTATCACAATGATTGCACATTGGAATGTCATTACATTTCCAGCCCCAATCCTGTTTTTCATGTTGGTGTTTAATGATATCTATTTCTTTTTGTTCCAAGTCGCCAATAATATATTTAGCATGAAACCATGAAATTTTTTCTTTCCAATTATTTGGCCATTTCTTTTTTGCGTAAATAGCGAAATGAAACAGAGCATTATTTCGACCTGGTTCGGATATTCCTTCCAAAGATAAGGTTTCAATACACGGTGGTCCATCCTTAAATTCTGATTCGGCTCTTTTAATTTGTATGTCTACAACATCCTCAGGTTTGACACTGTAACATTCATATAAACCATAAAACTCTTCGAGATTAGCTGCGGTGCCGTCAATTTTAAATGCGTAACGAGTTGTTTTGTTTCCTTGAAAATAAGGTAAATTTAAAAAGTTTCCAGTGTCTTCTTCTGATTTTAATTCAATTTGTTTAGGAAAGACTTCCGCATTTCCAAATCCTAAAATAGCACGGATTTGATTAAGTTTGTCTCTGACTGTTTTGGCATCAATATAGTCTTTGATAAATAAAAAAATATGGGCTCCCCCACTTTTGGAACGGCATACGACTAAAGGAAGTTCAAGGGTGTGAATTTTACTAAGTAATTTTTTATGGTCAAACCCAGCATAACTATCAACATCTATGCATCCCCATTTACAATTATCTTCTTCATTAATAGGGATAATGCCTAGAGTGGGTTCTATACCATTTAAATGATTTTCAAAATGTTGGCGGGTGACAATTTCTCTTTTAACAAAAGATTTTGTTTTTAGTTTTGCTCCATTTTTGGGAACTGAATTAATATAAGTGCAGCCGTGTGCTCTTTTTAATCCTTCGAATATATTTATAAATTTATCTACCATCTATTACCTATTTAAGAGAGGCGACTCCCTCTCGGTTGTCGCCTCCTCCTTGCAAGATATTCACTTTAGGTGAATTCTTTAATACGGAACGTCTGTATTAGTTTCCGAAGGCGAATGTTTAATTTGCACTTGCCCTTTGCTCAATCTTTCAGCAAAGTTCTTTGCAACGTCGTAAGCACCTTTGTCTTTGATGGTATCTAATTTAGATACATCCCAACCATACCATGTTCCTTTGTCGTTAGACTGTTGAACAGTTTTAAGTCTATAAATATGACTGTATGTTGGAGGTGTAAATAAACCATTCTTGCCCTTCATTTTGGTACTCATCATCATTGTATTCCATTTTTTGCTAATCTTTAATTGAGTAGCCTTCATAGAAATCAATGCTGTAGAAGGGGTTGAACCCGAGAGTAAAACCACAAAATGGTTTGCTGTATTTTCAAGATAGTTTCCGTTAGGTAATCTATCCTTATTCATTTTGTCTCGAGTGGCATCTTTAATGATTCCACTGTTAACTTCATGAATTGCTACAGGAGCACCCATGCTTGTTCCTCTATCCTGCCATTCAACATATTGTCTTTTATAAAAGACGGGTAATACATTGATCTCAGTATAGAGTTCGGTTGTGACAGTATTATATATTTTGCCTGGTTCTGCACCAGCAGTATATTTGCTGTCCTTCTTATTTACTTCGGGAGATAATTGTCCCAAAACTTTCAGAAAAGGTAACGCTAGATCTTCTTGCGTAATGTTCTGAGAGCCCGCATTTGCATCGGCTTCAAAAATATTTGTAGCTAATGCACCTGCTTTATCGCGTTTCACGATGTTTGCTTCTTGGTTCATGGTTATTGTTTCCTTGTTATTTTGGTTCGGTTTCCTACGAACACGTTAAAAATATCCGTTGGCATTTCTTTTCCTGCCTCAACACGCTCACGGACGAGAGCCTTCAGGGTCATAGGCTCAACCTTCAACTTTTGTGTTGGTTGAAACCCTTGACCCTTCGCAAGTTCAGCATATTCTGCTGCCTTGTTATCTTCGTTACGCCCAAAGGAAACGGAGATTTCGTTCTTTATGATATCCCCTAGGCCGTTGATACGAAGCCAGTTAAATGCTTTCTCTCTGTTTGGAACAGTGATCGTAGCACTATAAAACGGTTTAACATCTACAGAAGATCCATCCGCTAATTTAAGTGATGATAATCCCATTTCACTTAACATAGTTGGAATGACTTCTGCTGAGACGATTTCAAGTTCTCTTTTACTTATTTTGAGAGCTTCTTCCTGAAGTTTAACTTGATCTTCCATTGCTCTCAATTTTTTTACTTCTTCGGCTAAAGACTTAATATTAGAAGTTTTATCGATAACTTCCGTTTGATCTTTCTCCATTTGTTCTACAAGTTTATTCATATTTTTTTATTTCCTCCTGTATTAGTTCTATTTCTTTTTTACATTTCTTGTATGATTGGTATATTAAACCTTTTTTTATGAATGTCAAGCATAATATAGGAAAATTTAATAAATTTGTTAAAAAGTAAGTAATAGGGGCCTCTTTTCCCAAAGCCTGCGTCACTTGGTCGCTGATGGCTATTTGACGTTCGGTTTCTAAAAAATCCTTTTCCCAGCTTTGAGCCTTTTCCAGTCTTCCTTTTAATTTATAATAATGCCAATCTTTATAATTCGTCATGTTTTTTAGTTCCCCAATCTATTGTTCTTTGAAAATTTCTAGCCTGTATATCTAGTTTTACACCAAATGGTCTCCAAGAATTTTTCATAAGATTTAATTCTAACAATAAAGTTGACCATTGTTTAGAACTAATATTAGGGGTTGTAATAATAATTTTATTCTTTTCCTTCATTTAATTCTCCTTTTTCATAAATGTTGATTGAAATCGGATAATATCTACGTTCTTGTTTATCCCATTTTAATAGTTTAAATTTCCCGTTTGTATTTTCACTGGCAATGACTCCTGCTATTAGAATAAGTGCAGGATCTCCTGTGAGTAAAAGAAAGTCTTCTTTGGTAAAATTTTTTAAAAGTTTTCTAAGTTTGAATATCATAGGTCCAGGTGAGAAAATGATTTGGGAAAGTTCCGGTAATAAGAATTTAAATTCCCCATATTGAGATGCCCCTAAAATATTGATTTTAGGTCTACCAATACGAGTACCTGCGATTTCTTGAATGACATAAACTGTAGGTTTATATCCCTCTTTCATAGTTTTATAATCTATACTTTCTGGCATATTGACAAACATTATAAACTATGATAGACTTTCTGTCAAGAAAGAAAAAATGGAGTATAGATTTAAAACGAAACCTTATCAGCATCAGCTGACTGCATTAGAAAAATCCTGGAATAGGGAAACGTATGCCTATTTCATGGAGATGGGAACTGGTAAAACTAAAGTACTCATCGACAATATGGCTATGCTTTATGACAAAGGTAAGATTGATGGATGTTTAATTATTGCTCCGAAAGGGGTAATCAGTACTTGGGCGACTCAGGAACTTCCAGCCCATTTAGCAACGCATATAGAAGCTGTAACGGTATTATGGCAAGCCAATATTAATCAAAAACAACAATCCAAATTAAATCAACTTTTTGAAACTGGAGAAGATCTTCATATTTTAATTATGAATGTTGAAGCCCTAAGTACGGATAAAGGAAGAACTTTCGCTGCTAAATTTATAAGATCTCATAAATCTTTAATGGTGGTTGATGAAAGTACAACCATTAAAAATCCAAAAGCGAAACGTACCAAAAATATTATTGATCTATCCCATTTAGCGAGTTATCGAAGAATTTTAACTGGTTCTCCAGTAACTCGAAATCCATTGGATCTTTACTCACAGTGTGAATTTTTGGATCCTTATCTTTTAGATTTTGCATCTTATTATGCCTTTAGAAACAGATATGCAGAGATGCGACAGATTAATGTTGCTGGAAGAATGATTAATTTAGTAAATGGATTTAAAAATTTGGAAGAACTCTCTGAGAAATTAAAACCTTTTTCCTACCGTGTTTTAAAAGAGGATTGTTTAGATCTTCCTGAGAAAATTTATATGAAAAGAATCATTACCCTTACTTCGGAGCAAGAAAGAGTTTATGAACAAATGAAACAAGAAGCTTTAGCCACGTTAAACGGAAAAACCATTACTACGATGAATGTACTTACTCAATTAATGAGATTACAACAGATTACCTGTGGACATTTTAAAGCAGATGATGGCACGATTCAAAAAATCAAGAGTAATCGCTTATCAGAATTAATGGACGTTTTAGAAGAAGTTGAAGGTAAGGCCATTATTTGGGCTCATTGGCAAGCTGACATTAAAACTATTCTTAAAGCCATTAAAAAAGAATATGGTCCGAGCTCCGTGGTTGATTATTACGGATTAACGCCCCAGGATCAACGAACGATCAACCGCAAGAAATTTCAAGAAAATAAAAAATGCCGTTTTTTAGTGGGAACGCCTCAAACGGGCGGATACGGAATAACCTTAACTGCAGCGAATAACGTGATTTACTACTCTAACGGCTATGACCTTGAGAAACGATTACAGTCCGAGGACCGTGCTCACCGAATCGGGCAGCATAAGCCTGTGACCTATGTGGATATTCTCGCGGAAGAAACTGTCGATGAAAAAATCGTCAAATCCCTCCGCAAGAAAGTTAACATCGCCTCCGAAAGAATTGATCGTATTGGTCAGAAAAAACCGATGACTTATATTGATATTCTTGCGGAAGACACGATTGACGAAAAAATCGTCAAAGCCCTCCGCAAGAAAGTGAACATCGCCACTGAAATTATGGGCGAAAAGCTAAAAGCTTGGATTTAATGCCACTTAAAACTTCAGAGAGAAAAAGAGAGTACAATAAAAAATATTATTTAAAAAATAAAGAACAAATAGAAAAACGAAAAAAAGAATACCGATTAAAAAATAAAGAAAAAATAAGAGAATACTGGAAAAGATATCACTTAAGAATTGGAGACCAAGTGAAAGAATACAGTAAAAAATACTATTTAAAAAATAAAGAACGAATAATAAGACGTATAGTTAAATATGATAGGCATAAACTTTGCATAGATTTAAATTACAGATTAAAGAAAAATTTAAGAGCAAGGATATGGACAGCTTTAAAAGGAAAGATGAAATCAGATTCAACCATGAAATTAGTTGGTTGTTCTCTCAAAGAGTTCTGGGATCACTTGGAAAAGAAATTTCAAGCCGGAATGACACGAAAAAATCACGGTCTATGGCATGTAGACCATATCATACCTTGTGCTAGTTTTGATTTTTCAGATCCTGAACAACAGAAGAAATGTTTTCATTATATCAATCTTCAACCGTTGTGGGCTATTGATAATATACGTAAAGGAAAGAAGATCATCTCCGGGGACATTACATCCCCGAAAAAGTAGGATATACGCGCGAGGCGTAGTAAAATTTTCAATCCACTATTTTACAGTTATTTTTTTCGGCTTTTTGCCTTCAGGAACAATCTGATGCAGGGATACTTTTAATAATCCGTTTTTTAACTCAGCACCTTCGATTTCTACATCGTCAGCGATGGTAAACGTTTTAGAGAAGTATCTCTTTGCGATTCCTTGATGAATCACTCCATCTTTATCTGTGTCAGATTTAGTTTCCTTGATCGACTTTATATGCAACAAGTTATCCGCATACTCTACCGAAATATCCTTCTTGTCGTAGCCTGCTAAAGCTAGTTCGATATCATATTTATCGTCTCCTTTTTTTACAATATTGTAAAAAGGAAATGTAGATGTAAGCGATGAACGAAAGAACTGATCGTCGTCGAAAAAATTTTCGAAGTGATCGAAAAGATTATCGAACCCAATCGATACAGGTCTCAGTTGCTTAAAGATTGATGGTAATTTATTGAACGTCATTTTAACCTCCTTGTTTAGACAGTTAATAAAATGGGCCTTTCTCAAGCACCCAGACGTATTATATACTATTTATACCAGATTGCAAGTAACATTAAAAAAAGAATTAATCCCTGGTATCTATTAAAAGTAGTTACCAAGAGAGTTTCTTTGTATGCTTTGCATTTTTCCCATAAGAATTTCATTATGCATCTCCTAACATAGGTTTATATCGTGTGTAATTATCTTCATCTTTATACGCTCTGAGATTCTCCTTTATATTTTCATCTTGGTCAGGGTTGTAGGCGACGTGCACCCAGCCTGAGTTGGGTTCGTCTGGATTCCAGAATTCTAATATCATTTGATCATACATGAGGTTCTCTTTGATCCAGTTAAAGACGTCCCCATTGGGTGTTCCGTAGATTTCGAAGTCCGCTGCCATGCCTGAGGCATGTTGGCTGTCTGAGGAGCTCCCTAGAGCCACACAGAGCGCTGCGGAGCGATAACCTGAGGATACACTCACAACGTGATTAAAATGGTCTCTAACGGGCTGTAGGACCCTCTCACAGAGCAATCTGAGGTTTTCGATATGGTCTGGGCTAGGATCATTCGGAATACACTTGCGTTCAGCCATTTGAGACTTGGTCATTTCAACCAAGCTAAAATTCTTAGATAGTTGCATTAAATAGTTTTAAATAACAGATTGACTAGTTGAAATGCGACGGCCCCCACCGTTGCTAATAGAACCCAATAGATTTTGTCTATCTTGCCACCCAAGCCCTTAATGTCGGTGCACATATGTTTCAGGTGATTGGTTTTGAGATTGGCAATATCCTTCTTCAACCCAGTCACGTGGCCGTGCAAACTTATGATGTGTTCTCTTGTCGTCTTAGGTGTCATTAAACAATTCCCATAATTCCTTGCTTGTTTTGGTTCTGCCTCTGAGCAATTAACTTTTCGCTCGGAGATAATAAAACTTCCTGGTTCCTTGTCAATCCCGTCATTTGATTGACTCCTTGACCCATATTAGTGGAAGAAATTAGATTAGCATCGACTGGTGGTACGTTTTGAGTTGTGCTTATATTGGTATTTTGTGGGAGTGACGTTATTTTTTTATCAGGTACCACAAGACGTGTTTGATCCTCTATTTCTATTGGAGGTTCTTTAATTTTATCATAGAAAAATTCTTCGTCTAGTCTTTGATATTTTAAGTCTCTTAGAATATCTTTTAAGTCCCATTTAGGATAAAAAGAATCTCTATTAACTCTTCTGTTTGTGTTATGTTTTTTATTGTACTCCCGATTAAGTTCTTCGAGTTCTTTAATCTTATCTTCAAATCTTGGTTTACTAAAAGGGATAGCATCAAATTCGCCATTTAAAATTTTGCGAATATCTCCTCGTGATATGTTTCTTTCTTTCATTTCTTTTTGAATATCATAGTAACTTACATCAAATTTTTTAGCTGTTTGAATAGCGTTATAAATTCTTCTTTGTTCTCTCCAAATATTTCTTTGTATGTTAATAAAGTCTTGTTTAACTTCATCTCCGTAAGCATCCAAATCATACATGTCACTTGCGTCATAAGCTTTAGATCTAATTTTAGTATAATCATTAATTAAAAAGTCTATGGTTTTATTTACATCTACATCATAAGGCTTCACTCCAGTCGCTAAACCCGTTAATACATCGTGCTCGTCGTACACTCTTCCTTTATATGGAACCCCTGTGTATGCAGAATATAATTGTCTCAAAGTTGTAATGGCTCCGGGCTCTAATTGTTTATAAAAATACGACCAAGATTTATCCCATTTCTCTTCATCTGAATCCAACTCGCTCCAGATTTTTTTACCCGTTTTAGTATACCCTCTTTTTATATCAAGAAACGCTTCTAAACCAATAGGTGTAGAAATATATGGATCAAAGAATTCTCTCACGGGTCCATTTTCATCAAAGGCTAATCCGAGAACAAAATTGGTTGCATTCTGACTAGTCAGTCTTTTTTTAATAATCGCATTGTTCAACGCTTCCCACGGTCTTCTTACCTGATCATAGGGAAGGACGGTCGATAGATCGACCATTTTAAATTTACCTTTTATCGCTTTAGTAATAGCCAATAGCTGAGAGTTTCTTTGATAGCCTGGAGCTAGATTGGCTTGGTACTCTTTCATAATATCTTGAGTTAAACCTGTTAAAGCCCCATACGTTTTCATGATGGCTATACCCTTAGCTCCTTGGGTAGTAAACAATCCAATCAAGCCTCTGTAACCCATCTCTCTTAAGATGGGATCCCCAGATAGAATTTCTTTGGTAGATATATTCATTACATTAAATGTACCTCTTAAAGTTTCTGCTGGAAAAGCTACGAAGTTTCCAAGTGGAAGGTTTCTTACACCTTTAATAGCCATGGGTACTTTACTATAAGTAGGCATCGTGTTTCTTACATAATAAGCAGACGCTTCTTTGATCGCTTGGGCTAAAGTTTTTTTAGTACCATCGATATTTAACCTATCCAATTCTTTGCCAGCTACATTTCTAAACCACTTAACCATTTTGTCCATGCCGACTTTACCTTTACCAGCATAGTCCGTTAAGAAAGATTTATACCAATTATAACCATACCATTTCCAGACATGGTCTCCCCCTGCATAAAGTTTACCCATCAATTCTATGATCCGTGCATTACCAGCCGCTTTGATCAAACTATCAAACGAGTTAATTGTTTTTCCTTTTTGGGTAGCAGCGAGTAATTCTCTTAATTCAGTTACCACTATGTTTTCATCGAGTGCCCCGTATCTAATTCCTTCGTCTATATTATCTAACAGTCTTTTTTCAGCTGAACCTACCAGTTTGCCAGAATGATAGATATCATCTACCTGCATTTTTACTGCATTAGTCACTGAAGCCCGACCACCAATTAATCCTCTCAGCAACGCAAAGTCTGATGCCGTTACAAAGTTTCTTGATGCCGTAGCAGGTGAACCTACCGTCTTGCCCCATTGAACCCCCGCTTTAAATTGAAGGAAAGAAGCATACACGGGTAGTTGTGCCAAGATATCTAAGGGTCCTCTATTAGTTGTAAGTATTCTTGCTGTTTCAGGATCAGTCCATAAGTTACTTAGTTCAGTTTTTAAACCAGACAATCCATCAATTCTTCCTATTTGAACAACTTCCGCTGTCTGTTTACCTGTTCGTGCAGCGTTTTGATCCGTGAATACCTGGCCTTGTTTTAACATAACTCTTGCTAGGGAGTCGTACATTTGTTTATTAGCAACAGCAGTCATCATGCTTGATGTCGTAAACAAGACATTGTTTCTAAGATTTCTTTCCTGACCTAATAATTCATTAATAACTTTGGGTAGTTGTTCTCCTTCTTTTAAAAAACCTTCCAAGTTTAATCTCTCTCCAACTTTTCTAAGGACTTCAAAAGGATTTCTATTATCTACTTTTCCTAAAGCTAGGATTTGTTTTATCATTACCTGGGAATAATTTTTGATAGCTTGTGATCTAGAAATACCTTTTCCTGCAGTGCCTATCGCTTCCGCAATTAAACCTTTATCTTTTCTAATAACTTGTGCAGCGAATTGAGCAGCCTTAACAAAAATAGGATCTGTAACAGGCATGGCATAATTAGGATTGCTTACGAAAGCAAAGGATTTTTTTACAATTCTTTTTGTTGCACCATTTAAAGCGTGAGCAAAATTCTTGTCCTCTGGTACGTATTTATTAAAGATTTTGTTTATTTTACGCAGTTCGTCTTTTAAAAGTTTAACCGTCGGTCTTACTAGTTCGGGTAAATCCGTTAATTTTCTTGTACCTTCCAATACTTCTAAGGCTTCATCCGCATATTTATTCATGATAGCAGGAGAAGTTTTATTAGTATTATACAGTTCTTGAAAACCTTTAGCTAACTCATAGTTTTTTAGTTCAATACTTTTTAATAAATCTTGAATTTTTTTTGCTGAAGCTCTGATCTCTCTGCCTGCATAGCCTTTAATAGATAAAGCTTCCGCAGTATTTTTTCCTGCAGATCGAATCCAAGAAATAGCATTATCTATTTTTTTTAAACCTGATTTTACTTCGTCAAGATTATCAGCAGTAAATTTTCTCCACTGTTGATAGTCAGGAAGTTGCTCTTTCCATTGTTTGGTTCTGCCCATTCCAGTTAAAACAACTCGTGTTCCAATTTGATTAAACATGAAATCTACATTAGTTCTAAAGCCTTGAGCTAGAGCTGGAAGTACTAAGGGATCCTTGGCTAATGTTTTTGTTATAGCTGAGTAGAAAGGATTAGCAACCCTACCTAGTACGTCATAAGCTACTCCTACTCCAAAACCTAAAGTTTTAACGAATCCTCCAAATGCGACTCCTACTAATGGAAAGCCCGCTCCGATCATGGCCCCTTCTTTTCCATATTTAATTTTGTTGGAGAGTCTCGCTGCCGCTAATTCTTTACCTGTCTTTCCTTCTTCTTTAGTTCTTTTAAAAAAGATAGGATCTAATTTTCTTTCGCCACCTGATATTAAAAAATCTGTAGCCCCTAAAGATAAAGCTCCAGTCCCCATTCTTTGAGCAAGACCAGCGGTCGATCGAATAAATCTATGCTTATCTGCAAGTTTGGCATTTTGCATAAACAAGGTTTTGTTTTTGAGATGTTTTAATTTTCCAACGTTTCCTATTATTTTATCTATGATTTTAAAGGGTATTAGGAATTGAGTACCTATTTGCATAATCTCACCAGCTAATGTTTCTGGTTCACCTGTATTTTTTAAAAAATCTCTAGTGATATCATCTAATTTTTTGGTAAAATTGGTATCAAATTTATGATCAATACCTATCGTTAAGAACTCTGCTAATGATTTAATAGCTAAGGGAGGGCCTGTAACTGCACCTTCTATTACGTCTGCTACAATATCAACTTCTTTCTTCGTATCTCTTGGTATTAGTTTGTTTGAAAACCAAGCGTTAGGATTTGTTTTACTTTCAAATAAAATTTGTTCTTTCTTAGTTATTTCATCTACTTTCCCTTTAGCTATTTTTTTATTGTATCTAACTTTTTGTGCCCACAGTGATGGACCTATCATTGGATCTAAAAGCAGTGCAGATAAGGGGTTCCAAACTATTTTCTTTGATTCATGTTTAGGTTCTTTAGTATTATTTCTACTTATGTGAAATTTAATTTGATCTTGGATGTCTTTATCATCCAGCTTTGAGGGTAGAGACTCAAGATACGTGAAGGGTTTCTCGTTGGCCATTATACCCCCGTTTGTTGCGGAAGGAATAGTTGAACGTTATATTTTATATTGAATTCATTAACATCCGCTTGGGTTTGAATTTCTGCAAAGTCAGCGAACGCTTCGTAACTTTGAGAAAGCAATAAAACTATTTCATCCTTAATTTCCGGAGGTAGTCTATTTCTTAATTGTTCGTAAGAAATATTAATTTCTTTTGTTTCTGGTGTGGCTTCTTCCACAGAGACTCCAAAAGCATCTTCAACTTCGGTGTCTGTAGCAGCTTTAGCCATAAGAGAAGGAGAACCTTGATTAGGGAGAGCTGTAACGGGACCTGCGTTTTGGTAACCAGCACGTCCCCCTGTTGCTTTTTTGTCCTTCTCAAGAAATTTAGTAGCGAATCTTAGATATTTATTAATTAATGCCTGAAGTTTCTCAGCATAACCTTTATCTTTTCTATCCCAAAAAATGCTTGTTGTAGGATTTGTTGTAGATTCAAGTTCCAGCCTAGCATTATCTTGAGCTATTTCAAGTGCTTGAGTATTACCTAAAATTTTGTATTTATCAGAAATGTCTTCGCCTAATACGATGATATTATAGGTGTCACTTTTTTTCTGCTCTTCTAAATTTTTTCTTTCCGCAGGAGGAGCTTCTGCAATTTTTGGATCCCAGTATTTATTAATTTGTTCTACAATAAATTCTTTTTCACCCTTAGCCTCTAGCTCTGCTATCTTCCATTGAGTTTCACGATCCGCGACGTCTCTTTCTTTTTCATACTCCATTTTGCCTAAAGCTAAGTTCTCTGCTCTTGCTGTATCTGCTGCTTTGGCTCTCATAGCGTAAGCTAATGTTTCAGCCTCACCCTTACCTTTGGTAAATTGAGCATAAGGCTCTCTCGCTTCCTTCGCTGCGGTTTGTATAACATTTCCACTCGGCGTTGCCGAAGCCATTCTTAAACCCCAGTCAGTTAAAAAATCATATACATTCGTTCTTCGTGGAGCAGGGCCATAACTTTTTAAAATATCTTCTGTTGTGACTCTTTCCCCGAACTGGTATCCCTGTCTTCGTAAACCTGAAGTTATACCTTGGCCCGTGGAGCCTCCTCGTTTGAACATGGGTCTGTTAAGTATTCTCATTATGCTGGTCTATCGTAAACCATTCCTCTCATTGGACCCATAACATTACCGTAGATACCACCTGCTGTTGCTCCGATACCTAATGCTGTTTGTAATGGTGTTGGATTAGGAACGTTGGACCATTGATACTGTCCTGGCATTCCGCCCATGATACCCGTGATTCCTGTTCCGTAAGCTTGAAGTCTTTCCCATGGCTCGTAAGCTGCCATTCGATTCGCTTCTCGTTGTTGATCAAGTTGCGCCTGTGCCTGAGCCTGTTGAAGTGCACCGACCTGTCCCATTGCTCCGATTTGTTGTCCAACCAATCCTGGTTGAGTAGTTGCCAGATTCATTTGCTGACCGAAAGCGGTCTGAGCTCCTTGTTGAGCCTGACCGTATCCTTGTTGCAACAGTTGAGCATTGATTAATGCCCTGTTCCTGTCGGATCCTGCTTGGTATTCTGAAAGCTGTACTCCTGTTCTGCCTGCGCCCAACGCATTCATTCGGGTTGCGGCATCCATAATACCTTGTTGTTGAATCTGTGCCTGTCGATCGTATTCTTCTAAAGTTTTATCAATAACTTGTTGCTGGTAAGGTGATTGAAAAGCTTGATAAGCATCTGGTCCCGAATAGGCTCCTGCCTGTGTGATATAAGGTTCATAGCCTCCTAGACCTGTTCCTGCCAGTGATGCTGCCTGAGTCTGTAAAACATCTTGGGGTGCCACACCAGGTTGAAACATCTTGGTGTCGATGGGTTGCTGATATCGTGCCTTTAATTCTGTTGCATAGTCCTTGCCTAGACCTTCTATAAAAGGTGCCGGTAAAGTTCTTGTTTCTTGTATTGCCATTAGACTACCTCGCTTAATCGTTCGGAGACTTCAAACATTTCCTGTGCTCCTTCGAGCCCTTGGGATTCTTCCGAAATCTTTCCGCCTGCTTCCAGGTTTTTCATTACATTCTGCATTCGTTCGGCACCCACATCAGGATCACCGTCGCCTGCACTCTTGACGGCATCCGCCGTAAAGACAAATTCATTTTTACTGAGTAAAGCTGGAACGTCGTCCGCTTTTTCTTTTTTACCTAAAGGCATAAAGCCTCCGTTGTCTCTTAAATCTATTTCCTCTATATCCAAAATGCCTCCGTTGGCATAGCCTACGCGTCCGCCTTTAGCTCCAGTATAAGATGGATAAGGCCAATCAATAGCGGCTGCGGGCTTAATCGCTGCCAACCATTCAGTTATATCATCAACTTCTTCATCTCGTTTTCCCATATCGAATTGCGTTTCGCCTGGGTTCTTAGCTGTGTATGCTCCTCCTGCTAAGGAAGCACCAGCAATCCAAGGCAATGCACCTTTGTACCATGGTGTTGGAGCTTTAGCTAAAGCTGTTCCTAGTGTTGATCCTGTTGTAGCTCCACCTAAACTTAAATCACCCAAAGCGGCTACTTGAGCTTTATTAGCAGCGTCCATAGCTGCCCAATCTATTGTACCACTCTCAGTTAATGCGAGTGCGTCTTTTGCTTTTGCTACATTTTTCCAGCTCGCAGGTATAACTCGTGAAACAGCATCCTTAATATTAATCCCTACATTTTGAGGTTGTAACCATTTCCATCCACCTTTACCAAACCATTTTTGTGCTCCTCCTAAACCTTGTTGAGCTGCTAGATTTGAAAATCCAGCCGTCGCCACATAGAGCATCGCCATTTTGCCTAAGTCACTTTTTAATATCTTCTTTGCTGATTTTAAAATTTTCTTGGGAGCACTCGTAATAGCTTTAACAATATTTCCTATAAAATATCCTTGTCTTGGAACCACATCTATGATTCCACCTTCGGCTTTGGGTAATGGTTCGTACGGTTCAGGTTTAAAATTGTTAAGTTCATATTGTTGAGAAGATGTTAATTGACTATATGGTTTTTGAAAAATTGCAAATGCCAATTCATCTAAAGAGTGTACTCCACCTCCTTCTTGAAGACTAATCGTTTCTGTTTCTTCAACTTCTTCCGGTGCACCAAGACTTCTTAGTCCTTCTAAACCTAATCCTCCTGCTGCTTCTGCTGCTCCTCCTGGACCAAATTTCACTGCCGCTAGTAAAGCTTCCCAGACTTTTTTAAAATTTTCTTTGGTAAAAGGCATTCCCATTTTCCTTAAAAAATCCATAACCATTTCCTTAGTTATCTCAGGTGTTTGAGGAAGCGCTGCATCATAAGTTCCTGTTTGCAGTCGATCAACCCACGATGGTGGTTGTTCCGCGCCTTCGTGTTCATAAGGAACCAAAGGTTGTCCTCCCATACCGATATCGCCTTCTTGTCCTCCCAAAAGACCGCCGTAAGGATCTATGGCTTGACCCGCTTGAGTCATGATACCTTGTTCCATAGCACCTCTGGCAGGTTGATAATTTCTTAATAGTGTCTGTTCTGGCATCGCACCCATACGTTTAAAGAATTCTAGTCGTGGATCGTGTTCGGGTCGTGGTTGAGGTAGTACGATTTCTCCACCCTGATAGCCGATCCTTCCACCCAGACTTGCTCTTTGTGGAACACCTACGGACTGCATAATTTCCAGCATGTCCCCTGATCCAGGTTGAATGGTCATTTCTTCTTCGGTCTGAAGTGCATCTTCAGGACCTTGAGCCACGAGTTGTTCTGTTTTAATTTTTGTAATAGTTCCTGGTGCAAGTTGATGTATTTCTTCTAGGAACATATCAAACGTTCCATTATTATTTTGTTTCCATTCCCTAAACCTGTCTGTATATTCCCCGTAGTGTTCTTGAGGAACGCCTACGACTTGAAGCGTCTTAATGATATCCATTGTTTCTTCTGGAGAAAGCTCCATGTCTGGATCTCTAAAGTCTTCTGTTGTTTCTTGAATGTCTAGTATACCGTTGGTTGCCATAATTATCCTTGAATGTCCAATCTACTTTGTTTTCGCAAATAAATCAAGCGAAGGAACCGTGATTTTAATATCTCGGCGAATCTCTTTGGGGTCAATTCCCAAAGCCTTCCACTCCTTTTCAGTCTCATATTTTACCCCTGTTTTCAGGTTTGATAGTGTCATAACTGCTGTTGCTTTCACCACAGGGACATCTTTGCCGTTAATCTTAATGCTCATTAAGCGGTTACCTCCTTCACAATATTCAAATAACTAATACCTATGACTACACCATCTGATACCGTACCGACAGTGGTATAGGTCAGAGTTGTAGATCCTTCTACAATTAAGGGAAGGCTTAAAATTTCCACACTCGTTGCCGTAGCTAAGGTTTGAGTATTAACGATTTCAAATGCATTATTTTTAATAGTGATAGTAGGGGCATTAGAACCTGATTTATTAGTTACTCTTAATGATTTAATAATTAAAGTTTCCGTAGCTGAAGGTGAAAGCAGTGTATCCGTTTCAGCCGCAGTGACGGTCGTCCCATAAAATTTATACTGATTGACTACAGCCATTATTCAACAAAGAAGCTTTTGGCTTCTATCTCCTGTTTAAGTTCCTCCTGGAACGTCGTGTTTAGTTTTTGCAGCACGGCATCCAGATCCCTGATCAGGGACTGTGCTATCTGAGTGTCGTATTCCTTTGATGCTCTTGTTAATACCTGTACTATCTTTGCCATAGTGTTGCTAGGCCTCCTTTTCTGAATGGACTTCTGTCCCATCCTGAATCACTTCGACTATATCCTGCTCCTGCTGTAGCACTACCTTCATGTCCCCCTGTGAAAGTTATTCCTCCACTTGGACTTTTTTTATATCCATAGTCTTTTAAGAGTTGATTTACATTTCCAACAGGTTTTCCTGCTTGTGCTCTGTTTAATATATTGATTCGTCTTTGCCCTAATCGTCTTGCGTCTCTTGCAGGTCCACTATAATATCCTCCGAGTGCATTCATTCTATTCAATTGAGCTGGGGTATAAGTTCGACCTCCTCCTAAGTTTACTGCTGCTGTAGCTGGTTTATAAAATCTATTTCTTAATCTATTAATAAAGCTTTGTTGAGTAGGTCTTTTAATGGCATAGGATAATGCTTTTTCATCATCGTCGGTGTCGTCATATTTGAATGGTCGTTTATTATCTGTTGAATAGCTAAAGTCTTTCATTACGTTAGGATTAGAAGCTGTTAAGTGTCGTTTATCTGCGTCCGCTAACCATGCTTCATCGCTTAAACGATTAGGATACGTTCTCATTTGTCCCATCATAGTATCTTCATGAGGATTGACGCCGAAGCCAAGTGCTTTTTTACTTTCGCTAGTTAGGCCTGACCAACCAATTTTTTCATGGCCGTAGGGGGTATAACTTAAATCTGCTGCAATTAAGCCAGAATCTCTTAAAAACTTTTCAGCTTCTCCAGGATTATATTTTGCTCCTGTAAAGCTGTCAGATACTTCTAGTGCTTTGTTAAAAGCTTCTTTTCTTTCAGGAGACCGTGGAGGAAGATTTTGATATGTTGCTTGCAAGTCCGCTAAATTTGTTCTCCAATCTGTTGTTCCTCCATATATAAGATCATGCATACGATTCCATTGCTCTTCTCCTTCGTACTCTCCTGGGAGACCTGGAATTTTATCTTGGAGAAATTTAGGTAATCTAACACTCCCTAACAGTGCAGCTCGCTTACCTCCTTCTTTTCCTACTCCTGGTACATTTATTAATTCATCACGAGGTTTATATGTCATACCCAAGTGACTCATTTCATGACCAAAAGTCTGTCCAAATTGAAGTTTTTCTTCCTCAGTAGCGGCACCTGATTTAATTTTATTAAGCATATCATTTTTAAAACCTGCGGAAGTCTTTGTTCCCATTAAACCCGCCCCACCATAAGTAACTGATGGATCGTCTGCGAAACTTCCAAAAAAATTACCAGCTGGAATAGACCAGTTTTGAAGAACTTGAGAACCTAGGCTATAAGGATCCCACGCTTCAAGACCTCGATTAAAGATGGGACTATCTTCATAAGTAAGATTATTTTGTTTTGCTATATCTTGATACCGATTCAATATATTCTGTTTGTATGCATTTGGATCGTTTATATCACTACCTAGAATATTCAGTGGATATATACTTCCATTCGCAAAAGGAATTCTTGTTATACCTCCTGTATCTTTCTTCACCCGACCACCATATTTATCACTCCAGTCACGAGCAATCTCTGGCTCGTTGGCCCATAGGTATCGTCTTTGTTTTTCTGATTTAAAAGGCATTATCTTCTTCCGCTCGCTTGTACGTCCAGCCTGAAGGTTCCAATCTTCCAGTCCTGGGAAACTCCCGTATTCTCAACTTTAAGGGCTACGGATCGTGCTCGAGCTCTGGTATCTACTTTCGTGGTTGAAGAACTAATGGTAAACGGTCCAAGAGACGAACCTGTTTGTGATTCATTGGGATAATTTCTTAAATTTAAAGTGACCTGAGTGTTTCCCGTTTGCGTTAGGAAATCGGGAATGAACCGTTTAATGCTCATTAGAAACTCACCGTCGCCTCTGAAGGTGACACCTTGTCGTTCATCCTGGGTAATATCATAATCACCCGATTCAATATTAGCAGCAATAGCGGACGTTACCCCTCGTTTGACTTGATCGTTTCCTGTTTCCTGCTCGTAAAAAGTTGTAATGCCATCCGTGTTCCCTACGACATCGTAAGAAGTATCGGTATCAGCATCATAATGCGTTGCATAAGGCTTGCCGAAGACAGCCGAATCGGACCAGGTCGTTCGGTTTAAACTTCCTGTGGTCCAGATAGGACGTTGCGGGGAGGAATCAATATAGTTATATGTAACCATTCGGTCAATGACATTTGAGCCATTAGTACAATAAAACCAGATGACTTCTCCAAAAAGATTATTCAAACCGGCATTAATAAGTTGGTTGGACGTAGTATTAATATCATCGTAAACATAGTCTTCCACCAGACAGATCATAGATTCCAGTTTACCCGTGTACCTGAAGAAACCATTTTCCGACATCCAGTAAGCCGAACCATCGACTTCCAAAGCAGCGTTCATACCGATAAGTCCGCAATTCGTTCCTACCTGTTCGAAAGCAAACGTAAAAGGTTGACCCACAAATCTCATGATAAAGAGTGCGGTATCGGTCCAGATATAAATTGCATTACGACCTCTTAAACTTCCCATGATTTTTGATCCATCGGCGAGTCTTTGTGTACCCGCGGTGTTGATTGCCGTTGGAGCATAGGTATTCAGATCTTCCTGATCGGACCATCGAATATACATATCATCCTGGGTTGATGATGTTCCAATCGTTGTCTCTGTACCTAAAAAGACAATGTGTCTATCGGGTGCTGAAATAAGCATATCACGTGAAGCCGTGGGGGCTCCTGAAAGAATAGTAGCACGTATCGCAGTGGCGTTTGTTGTTGCTGAATCCCATTCAAAACATTCAGCGTTATAAATTAAAGCAATCAGTTTAGTTCCGTAATTATCCAAGGACCAAAGTCCAGGTTCAAAGACTTTATCTCCTGAAGCCGCTTGACCCCATCCTACATAGTCGGTTGCATTACTCACTGTCGCTCCATCTGCATGAATGGCGACACTCGTGCCTTGGGTAGCTCGTGTAACGCCTGTTAAAGTATTGGTGCTAATTCCTGTATAACTAATAAGTTCAGTACCTACTAAAATATAAGAGGTTCCAGACGTTGGAAAAGCCGAGGCATCCGTTAATACCACGGTCGTATCGCTAGCATCCGCGGTCAAAGCTCCATTTAAGGTAGTCGTAGCTTCACCGGCCACTTCACCACTCCATTGGCCAATACCCCAGCCGTAAGCCCCGAGTTGTTGTGCGGGTCCTACGGGATAATAATGTTGAACTCGAATACCCCCCGATAAAGTGGCACCCGATCCTGTTTCAGTTGAAGACATCGTGATGGTAAGTTGAGTAGAACTATCGATACTGGTTACCATAAATTTGATGTCATTAAAGTCGGCCGCCACATAATTGGAGTTCGTAATGGTCGTAAAACTGTCGAGATAGATAATATCACCAGCACTAATATTATGAGAACTACCAAAAGTTATTTTAACTGCAGCCGATCCATTGGTTGTGGTAAACGTATTAGTTAAGGTGCTGGTAGTTTTAATAGGATGAATGTCGTAGAAAATACCCCCTGAATAAACATAGAGAATACGATTAGTGCCAAGGGCTGCGTACTTGGTTCCTGCATCATCAATAAAATGGTGTTGAGCACGGGTAACTCCCGTTAAAGAACTCTCTCCCAGTTCTGACCAACCCCCTATTTTTTCAGGTGTTTCATAACGAAAACGTACATAATCGCCCCCAATCCATTTACGAATATACTATATTGTTGAGGAGATCAACTACTTAGGAATACCCAGCATTGGGCGTTTATCAAAAAGGTTTGTTTTAGCAAAGGGTCCATTTGCATGATTATAATGCAGAAAGACTTGAGAACAAACCGTTCCTTGGAAAGGTTCTCGCCAATGCTCTAGTTCGCAACCAGAATAAATCAGCATGTCTCCTACTTTTAAATCGACTCGCACTCCTTTAGGAGCTCCGGGTTTAATGGTTTGTTTATATTCATCGATAACAAAGTTAGCTCCAGTAGGATCTAAAAAGATAGGCCATTCATCTCCCCCTAAATGGAGAGTGGTAGAAATTTCACAACTCGGTCGATCCTTATGTCGTCTTAAAATATTTCCTTTTTCATAGAGGCGTGTGTAAGTATAAGTAGGAACTAATTCCATTCCTGTTTTCTCTTTCATGACAGGAATCATATACATAAGTAAAGTCTCCATGACCCAGTCTGCATATTTGGTATAGCAACCTGGAACCTGTGTATCATCACGTCTTCCAATAAAAGGATTAAGAGGATTCACTTTATTATTTTTCATCATAAAATCTACAGCGTCTCGTTGTAGCATCATATAATTAAAGATAAAGTTAGCGAGCTCTTTGGAAAGAGCTTGTCGAATCACTTGGTATTTTTTGGTTTTAAAACTCACCCTACTTTTCCTTCTTCATTGACTTGAATAAAATTAAAAGAGACAGAAACCCTCCATCCTTTTTCTCCTTTTTCTTGGGATTCATTTATTTCTACACCATGATGGAGCCATGCAGGAAACATAATCATCTGGCCTTCTATAGCAGGATAAACGACGACCCGCCATAAAGCTCTGGGTAAATCTTCTACTCTTCGAGGGAGTATAATATTAGGTCCAGGTCTCGGGTCTTCCACAAATAGACGTCCTGAATTTTTAGGAACTTTTATATAATACACACCGGACCATTGAGAATTAGGATGGATGTGTTGTTTATTATAGGCGCCTGGGTAATTAATATTAGCCCACATATTGCCTAAACCTGGTTTAGGGGCCATTCCATAATCCTTATAAACTTCTTCTTGCATGGCAAAAAGTTCATCAAGCAAGGGTTGGTATTCTGCTTTATTATTCATATTAGTGGGACTATGCCAGCCCCCGCCTGCATTGGTTTTCGTTTCGCTTTTAGATTTTTTACTCCAGGCTTTAATATGTTTAAATAAATATGGATTTAATTTTTTAGAATCTTTCACCATCTTCATATAAATGGGAGTAGGAAACAGAATTTCTCGGTTCATTTAAATGGAGGTCCTCCAAACCACATTACTAAAGACTGTCTAACCCCTTTTTTAACTTTTGCCACACGGTGACGAATCAGGCTATTAAAAAAAATGGCTTGACCTTGCATCAATTGAGGGGGTTTATTACCTTCACTCATAAATTCTAAATCCCCTCCTTCAAATTCATTTTGAGGAGATAGTAGAATCGTCATGGATATTTTTCTAACGGGAGGTTCATAGTGACAGTTTACATCACCATCCATATGCCAGTCATAAAATCCTCCTTTTGGATATTCAGTAAATTGGGCAGGCTCAGTAAGAGTCATTCCTTCATAACCAAAATGATTACGGTTAGCCTGCTGCATACTTCCTTCAACAATTTTATACATATCCGGCATCACCTTAAACGGAATCCAGCTGATAGTGGTAATACGCATTTTAGTATCGTGCTTTCCACCGGCCTTATCTTTATGTCCTACTTTAGCTTTCTCGGCTTTTTGTTGATGACCAATATTTATAATATCCTGACATTGTGCAGGGGTAAAAATAGGCCCCACCGTATTAGCCATTAAAGATTTCCATTTAGGTTCAAAGATCATTGAGCTGTCCTTGTTTGTACTGAATTATATTCAACATCAACATTACACACGAGCGTTCTTCTTTTGGCTTTTTTATTAGTCATCGGATAAACCACATGTCTCACGTCATAAGGGAAAACATAAAAATCTCCAATTTTCATTTTAGGAGAGTAGTCTGAAGTTACAAATTGTCCGGCTGCATTACCTAGAATTTGAAGCTGTCCATTCAGAGGTTGATCGGGTCTAATAATTTCCGGGCCCATATCTTTAGGAAGTTTAAGAATCATTACAGAAGATAAACCTGTATAAAGTTTACCTTGATGAATGTGTACAGGATTATAATCTCCTACTTTCATTTCATTAACCCAGATTGAATTAATATCCATGCGATACTCACCAATCTTATTCCAATCTAAATAATGTTTAAAAATAGAATAGAACCATTTTAAAATATCATCAGGAATATAACTATGTTGATGCATTTTTTCCGTGTTAGGCCCCGAAAAGAATAAAGAGACTTCATCCGGAATCTTTCCAGAAAGTTGCTTGGTGGCATTAGGCAAATGTTTCTTTTGGTTTTCGTAGAGTTCGTTGAGTCCAACAAACACTTCAAGAGGTACCTGGTATTTTAAAACCGATTGACCTAAAAATATAAAATCATATTGCATTTTATTTATACCCAATTTGCCTGTGTAAAATTAAAGGCAACAGATATTCTCCAACCTTTTTCTCCTTTTAATTTTGATTTATTAATTCCAGCACCATGAGCAACCCATGAAGGAAAGAAGATAGCCATTCCTTCTTTAGGGGGATAGGGTACCACTCTCCAAAGTTCTCGTGGAAGATTGTGTACAATTCTAGGTGCAATTAAATTAGGACCTGGTCGAGGATCTTCTACCCAAATACAACATTCGGGATCATCTACGGGAACTCTAACATAATAAACCCCCGACATTGTTGAATTAGCATGAGTATGGTGGGTATTAAATCCTCCTGGATAATTAATATTAGTCCATATGGTACTAAGTTCGACTTTAGGTTGATAACCCAGGTCTTTAAAAATGTGGTCGACCATAATATACAGCTGATTAATTAATGGTTGAAATGCGGGTCGCACATCGGTACTGCTACGCCAAGCATTAATATTGGAATAAATTAAGGGGGAGCTATGGTCATTTTTAATGTGAGTTTTTTCAATACCCTCTGGATCTTCTTTCTTCCATGCCTTAATATCTTTTAAAAGTTTCTTGTTTAATTCTTCTGTCTTTTGAAGTTCCTTTATATAAATAGGAGTGGGAAATAAAATCTCACGTTTAAGCCCTGGAAATTTAGTATCTTTCATCATGTTAATGATGATCTTTCTTAATAAGTTTTTTGTTTCTTAGAAATACGTTTTCGATTGGCACCATCATACTTTAGTTCTCCTGATTTTCTTACCCGTTTTAACGTTTCCAATTGTCCTAGAACATTGAAAATTTCAGGCTGTGAAGAACCTGCAGTCAAGGTTGACTTCCTCTGTTCCAGTTGATGCATGTACGATTCGGCTTGATGGGTATTAACGTCTCGATCATCAAACTTGCCATCGTGAAATTCTTTCTTGAGTTTAGACCAGCTTGAAATTTCTCTCATTCTAGCTTTGGCTACCAGTTCCATACTTGCTCGGCCATAAAGTTTTTCTTCCAATTCAATTTGTTTAAGTTCTTTTTCTAAAGAGTCCTTTTCTTTTTTAATATCTCTTTGGGTCTTTTTAATTTCAATATCATTCTTTCGGTACTCAAATGAAAGTTGCATCAGGTTTTCAAAATGAGTGTTTTGTTCCCGAACCGATTGCCAGTATTTGGCAGCGTTCGTTCCATATTTATTATCGGAGAGAACCGAGAAACGCATTTCAGTTTCCGTTCTAAACATCTGTTTTTTGACCCAATTGTCCTGAAGTTCAGGAACCATCTTTTTAAATTCAGAGGCCTGAGATCTATCAAGTAAAACCATAAGGTGTTTGACTTCCTTATCAGCGTGCGGTTGAATATTTCTTCTGTCTTTATCCATTCTTTCCTTAATATAGTTGTTTTAAACTAAAGTTCAAGCATTATGAAGAAGTAAAAGTTTTAGTGGCATCGGGTGTAGAAAATTCTTCACAGACATTTGTTCCAGAACCAGCGCCGGACCTACTTGTCATTCCTCCTGCTACAAGAGCATTAATAGATGTTCCTCCACCTCCTGGCGCTTGACGAGCTGTTGAAAGATCCGCAATTTCAGTCCAAGTGGATCCGTCATAACTTTCCACAATGCCTGTAACAGCTTCACCTGCTCCTGAACCACCCATATATAGAGCAGCCGCTGGAGATGAAACAGCAGCCGCTGCTTGTGGTCTCCCAGTATTTAAATCTCCTACTTCTGTCCAAGAAGTTCCATCAAATGTTTCAACAAGAGCTACGGCAGGTTCACCCCCAATACACATAGCTGCTGTTTGAGTACCCCCTCCAAATCCACCAGCGTAGCGAGCTGTCTGAAGAGCATTTTCTTCTGTCCAAGACGTTCCATTCCATGATTCTGTTAGAGCTGTGCCTGTGGTTACACCACCGCCATAAGCCAAAGCTGCCGTTGAAGTACCTGCTCCTCCGAAATAAGTTCGAGCTGTATCAAGAGCAGTTATTTCTGTCCAAGTTGAACCATCATAAGTTTCAGCTGTCCCTACAATTCCGGGACTGGTAGCGTCTGTTCCACCAGCTACGAGCATTGCAGTTTGAGTTCCGCTTGTTGATGGTGCCGCTCCTCTTCGAGCCGTATTCATATCAGTTACTTCTGTCCAAGTTGAACCATCATAAGTTTCTGTAGTAGCAACAGGAGTGTTCCAAGTACCTGGAGGAGGCATTTCACCCCCGCCTGCCATTATAAATGCTGTCTGTGTTCCTGCTCCCATCATAAGAGCTTTAAATTGATTTAGACTTCCTCCACTAGCCCACGCTGCTGTTCCTTGAGCTCCGTATCCTTTTAAAGTGTTGGCTGTTGTATTGTACCAAACTTGTCCTACGAGAGGATTAGCTGGATCACCCGCAATAGTTTGTATTTCAACACCTTTAATTCCTATGTAAGTTGCCATTAGCTTGTTGTCACTGTTTGAGTTGATGATCCATTATAAAATTTTAAAACACTTGTTGCTGTATTATACCACACCACTCCCTCTATAAGAGTGGGATCAGATGCGAGGTTTTGAATCTTAACACCTTTAGTACTTAGATATGTAGACATTATTAATTCCTATGGTAATATATATTTTTCAGGTCTTTTTGTACCAGGGGCAGCTAGTTTCTCTTCGTCAGACCAATTATCCCAAAGAACTTGTGATTCTTCGACGTTAGCATCAACAAGCGCCTGTGCTTCTGATTTTACCATTGCATTGCCATTTACTCTGATGATCCAAGATACACCTGCAGGGTTATTACCTACTGCCCAAACATTGGCAGGATGACCGGACAGATAGAAATCATTACGATCTTCATGCGTAAAGAAATCTTTCCCCCAGTTACTCGCTACACAATATATGTTTGCCATAGTTTCCTCCTTTTATTTTCTTATAATTCATTTTTAACTTACTGTCACGGTTTGTGTTGTATAGTTCGGACTATTAAATTCTTCTGTTCCAGCAGTATATATTGCTGGGGGCTGCAATTGACCTCCTACCCATAAACAAGCAGCGCTGGTGCCTGATGATTGCATATACCCTTGAAATTTAGTTACTGCTAGATTACCTACTTCAGTCCAAGAACTTCCGTCCCAAACTTCTGTATTAGTTGTATATCCAGGAGGTCCATTATATCCTGCATATGCTATCGCCGCCGTACTACTTGCTCCTGAAGCGCCGCCAGATTCCCTAGCTGTGGTCATAGCAGTTCCTGTTGTCCAAGAAGTTCCATCAAATGTTTCAACCGTAGTCTGGATGCTAGGGCCTCCTCCCCCACAGAACATAGCCGAAGTTTGAACTCCACACGAACCTGCATTGTGCCGAGCCGTATTTAGAGCATTTACTTCTGTCCAACTTGTACCATCAAATTTTTCTGTTGCAGCTATTTTAGAATCATCAGCTGCTTCTCCCCCAAAAGCTAAGCCTGCAGTGTTTGTGCCTGCACCACCAAATTTACTTTTTGCTGTATTCATAGCATTAACTTCCGTCCAACTACTTCCATCATAATCTTCAGTAAGAGTCACAGCTTGAAGACCTGGAGGTCTTGCATCTCCTCCAAAAGCTAAAGTCGCAGTCGTAGTTCCACATGCTGCTAGAGTTCGTCTGGTAGTACCTAGTGTTGCAGGAGAAGTAGTCCAACTACTTCCATCATAAGTTTGTGTTACATTAGTATTAGAGAAGGGAGGTGGGCCCGATGCAGATCCATATCCTCCTACTACAATAGCTGCCGTTTGAGTTCCTGCAATACCCCCAATACCTCTAGCGGTACTTAGATCTCCCCCAGAAGCCCAGGCTCCACCGCCTTCAACTCCGAGTCTAAATTTTCCTGTACCAGAATTATACCAAAGTTTTCCTACAGTTCCGGAACTTGCCGTGGGATCAGATGATAGACTCTGAACTGTAAAACCCTGTATACCTTTATATGTAGCCATGGATTATTTATCCTTTAATAGCCAGCCTTGAGTAGTGTCAGTAAAAACTAAAGTAAACGCAGCACGTTCAACGGCAACGGTTAAGTCAGCAGCTGTACCTTCAATTTTTTCCGAACCATCAGGGGCTACAGTTAAATTGTTTGTATCAAATGTTCCTGCATAATCAATAAAAGAACATTCATCTCCTATTGTGCCCGCAGGAAGTGTAGCTGTAAAAGCAGCTGAAGTCGTATCACAAAAATACCCTTCACCTGCAACCGCAGTAAAACCTGTTGTATCCACCGCTTGCCAAGAAGTTCCACCAGACATCGTTGTCCATGATAAAACTCCTGAAGCATTGGATGTTAAAGCATCGCCCGATGTTCCGGCATCTGCTAAAGGTAAAGTATAAGATATAGTTTCTGATAAATTGCCTGGTTTAAATCCTGTGTAAAAAGATCCAAGATCTGTATCTTCATAAAGTCTAATTTCTCCACCTTGATCAGCATTTCCTTGAACAACAAAAGCTCCTGTTCCTTTAGGAAG